CACCGTCGACGACCTGCTCGCCGTCGCCAACGCGAAGTGCGACGAGTGGGGCGGCGACGAGCGCATGGCGACGCACCTGAAGCCGTCGGTGCTGCTGCGACCGAGCAACGTCGGCAGGTACCTCGACGAGATCCGGGCCGACATCATGGACAAACGCGCGGCGCTGAGCGCGGAGCACGAGCCCTCGCCCAGCCGCCCCCGCGTCGGCGAGGACGCGACCGACAAGCGGCGCGCCGGGATGGAGGCGGCCCTGCTGATCCGGTCCGGCGCCATCCACATCCTCCAGCGGGCCGCCAAGGCGCAGCCCGAGAACCCCCTCTTCCAGAACCTGCCGAAGGACGCCGGCGAGTTCCGCGGCATGCGGATGCTGCGCATGTTCGAGGTGGACATGGAGTCGCGCGGCGTCAGGGTGCGCGGCACCGACGAGATGGAGCTCGCGGGCCGGGCGATGACCGAGATCGGCCGGGCGTGGGAGCGCGGCCTCGGCGACCTGGTCAAGCGCGGCATCGACGGCGGCCAGGTGGGGGCGGACTTCCCGGTCGCCCTCGTCAACGCGATGCACAAGACGGCGCTCGGCAAGTACGCGCTCGCCCCGGCGACGTGGCGGCGGTTCTGCGGCGTCGGCACCATCAACGACTTCCGGGCCCACCCGCAGTTCAGGGCGTCCGGCATCGCGGCCCTGAGCCTCGTCCAGCCGAACGGCGAGTTCGTGAACCGCGACATCGCCGACGCCTACCGCGAGAACCTCACCGCGCAGACCTACGGGAACATCGTGGCCCTCACCCGCCAGGTGCTCATCAACGACGACATGGGCTTCTTCTCCGACATCGTCGGGGACCTGGGCAACGCCGCCGGCGAGACGATCGAGGCGCTGGTCTACGCGGTGCTCAGCACGGCGGGCGGACTCGGGCCGAACATGCTGGACGGCGTCGCGCTGTTCAACGCGGCCCACGCGAACCTCGGGGCGGCCGGCGCGATCGGCGTCGCCAAGTTCGACGCGGACCGCGTGATCATGGCGGCCCAGGTCGATCTGGCGGGCCGCATCCTGGACCTCCGCCCTGCAGTCGTCGTGGTGCCGGCCGGCAGCGAGGGCCAGGCCCGGGTCATCAACGAGTCCGAGTACGACATCGATGCCGTGGGCGCCGGCACGCCGCCGGCCCTGCGGCCCAACCGGGTCCGCGGGCTGTTCAGCGACGTCGTCGGGTCGGCGCGACTCGCCGGGACGCGCTACTACATCTTCGCCGACCCGCAGCTGTATCCCTGCCTCAAGGTCGCGTTCCTGGACGGTCAGCAGGAGCCCTACCTCGAGATGCAGCCGGGCTGGCGCGTGGACGGGACCGAGTGGAAGGTCCGCCTGGACGTGGCCGTGGGCGCTGTGGACTGGCGCACCGGCCTCACCGCGGCGGGCGCGTAAACAGATCCGAGCCAGGAGTGGGGCGAGAGCCCCCCCTGGCGCCTAGAAGAGGAGCAAGAAATGGAAGGTTTCCACTCCGGGGCTCTCCGGACCTTCACCGCACCGGCCGGAGGCGTCGTCGCGGGCACGGCCGTGCTCATCGGTGCCACCGTCGTGATCCCACGCGAGACCGCCGCGGTCGGCGTGCTGTTCACCGGCTTCGTCGGGCCCGGCGTCGTGACCGGGCTGCCGAAGGTCGCTGGACTCGCCATCGCCGAGGGCGCCCAGGTCCGCTTCATCGGGGCGACCAGCGACTTCGGCACCGCGGTCCTGGCGGGGAACTACCCCGTGGGGAAGTGCGCGAACGTCGGTGGCGTGTTGGCCGGCGACGCGACGGTGGACGTGGCGTTCGAGTTCACGGGCATCGCGGGCACGTAACGCCGCGGGAGGCAGCGGTCTTGTGGAACTCCAGGGGCTCCGAGCGCTCGTGCGAAACACGAACTTCTCGCTCGGGGTCCCTGCCACCGTCACCCCGCCCGGTGGCGTGGCCGTAAACACCCGGATCATCTGGGCTCATCTCGGCTCCGAGCTGCAGCCCAACGGGAACGAGTTCCAGCGCGCTGAGGGGAAGCACATCATGGCGCTCCGGCGCGACGAGGTGCCGGCGGCGCCCCGGGGGACGTTGGTCACCGCTCGAGGTCCGCTGACCCCCCCGGCGGATCCCCCGAGCGACTGGCGCGTCGACGCAACGGTGGACGTCTTCCCGGACCGACACCACGTGATCGTGGTGGCCATATGAGCAGCACGCGCCGCGCCGTGATCGAGGTAGTTCAGGCTCGGCTCCGGCTCATCCTGAAGCCCACCTACAACACCGACGCTGGGCTGAACGTATCCCTCGGCGAGGCCCCCGCCATGGGGCCGGACGATCCCGAGGCCGTCCTCGCGGTCGTCCTCGGCGACGAGGAGCTTGGCCATCAGGGGGAGAATGTCGTCGTCACCCTGCCGCTCGACGTGCAGGCGATCGTCAAGGTGTCGGTCGACGAGCCTCACGTGATGCTCGAGGCAATGATCGAAGACGTGAAGCGCGTGATGGAGCAGGCGGATCGCACGTTCGGCGGGCTCCTGCTAGCGCGCGGCCTCACCCGGGGCGGAGTCCGCTCCCTCGAGCGTGAAGCCGGGAGCGAGTTCGTAGGCGTCGCGGTCCAGTACCGGGCCGTGTTCGGCGAAAAGTGGGGCGCGCCGTGAGCATGAAGCTCGATCTGCGCGACTTCGAGGCGGGGCTGAAGCAGCTCGGCAAGCGGAGCCGGATCGCTGTGATGCGGGCCATCAACAGGACGGCCGCGTCCGAGAAAACCCAGGCGAAGCGGGCGATCGCCGCCGACACCGGGATCAAGCAGAAGGACATCGAGAAGGCGCTGGTTGTTGCGAAGGCAACGCCGGAGGTCTCCACCGCGACCGTGACGTCCAGCGGCTACCGGCTGCCTCTCCTCGCCTTCAACGCGCGCGGCCCGGAGCCGTCCAGGGGCCGCGGCCAAGGCGTCTCCTACCGCCTCCTCGGAGGCCGCGGGCGGGTACCGTCAGGCTTCATCGCGACGATGCGCTCGGGTCACCGCGGAGTGTTCGTGCGCTTCGGCGCATCGACCCACAGGTCCGAGGGAGCCCGATCGCCGAACCTCCCCATCCGGGAGCTCCGGGGGCCGTCGCTGCCGCTCGTCTTCATCAAGCAGTTCCTGCCCGAGGCTTCGACCCGCTCGGTCGCCACGCTGGCGAAGAACCTGAAGCACGAAATCGAGTTCGCCCTGAAGAGGTGAGGACATGGAGCCCTACGAAATCGTCGCCCAGCCGTTCACGCTGTGGATCGCCCCCGTCGGGACCGCGTTCCCGGACGTCGACACGGTGCCGCCCGGGCCGTGGGCGAAGATCGGGACGTCGGGCGACCTGAACTACTCCGAGGACGGCGTCACCGTGAGCCTCTCGCAGAGCATCGAGCTGTGGCGCGCGCTCGGCAGCACGGGCCCCCGCAAGGCCTTCAGGCCCGAGGAGGAGCTGCGGATCAGCATGCAGCTCGCCGACCTCACGCTCGAGCAGGTGGCGGCCGCCCTCAACTCCAACGCGGTCGCGACCGTGGCCGCCGGCGCCGGCACGCCGGGATACAAGAAGGTCGGCCTGTCGCGCGGGACCGGCGTCGTGTCGAAGGCCCTGCTCGTCCGCGGTGGTCTCTCGCCATACGGCGACACGTGGGCCATGCAGTTCGAGGTCCCGGTCGCGGTCGAGGCGGCCGAGCCCGAGCTCGTCTTCGTGAAGGGAGAGCCCGCTCTCGTCGCGCTCGAGTTCGTTGCCATCGAGGACCCCGACGCCGCGACGGCCGACGAGCGGTTCGGCCGGCTGATCGCGCAGCACGCGACCGCCCTCTGAGGAGCAGCCCATGGCACGCACGGTACTCGCAGTCCAGGACGTCGTCAGGGCCGGGCTCAATCCGGTCTACTCGGCGGCCAACGTCGACGGCCACTCGATCCAGAACGACGGCCGCACGGCGCTCCACGTCAAGACGGGCGCCACCCCCTGCACGGTCACGTTCCAGACGCCCGGGACGGTCGACGGCCTGGCGGTCGCGGATCGCACGGTCGCGCTGGGCGCGACGGAGGAGCGGATCATCGGGCCGTTCCCGCCCACGCAGTACAACCAGCCGACTGGCGACGGCGTCTACGTGGACTTCAGCGCCGTCACGTCCGTGACGGTGGCGGCGCTCCGGCTGTAGCAGTGGACGAGGTCTCGCGGCTCCGCGGCGAGGTGGCGGCCCTGAAGGCCGTCATCCGCCGCGCCCGCGCCGACCTCGCCCAGAAGGCCGCGGCGCTCGCCGCGGCACAGACCGAACGCGGCCGAATCGGCATCCGAGTCGTGCGCACGAAAGGCGAAGGGGAAGGAGACCCATGGCCGACACCCAACCACTACTCGACCTGACGACGCTCGTCGAGCGTCCCTTCATCCGGATCGACGGGGAGAAGTATGACCTGGTGACAGCCGGCGAGATGTCGCCGCTCGACTTTCACCGGCTCATGCGGCGGATCCAGGAGATCCAGGCGGTCGACCCCTCGACGGCGGGCGAGCCCGAGCTCGTGCGTGTCGCCAAGCTCTGGGACGAGCTGTGCCGGTCCGTCCTGCTCGCGCCCGACGACATCCACGTGAGGCTCAAGGACCACCATCGAACGGCGATCCTGCGGGCTTTTACGGAGCTCCAGCACGAAGAGGCCGCGGCGCGGGCCAGGAGCGACGAGGCGGCCGCGGCGTCCGATGGGCAGACCTCGATTGGGGCGAGCTGATCCCGAGGCTCGTGCGTTTCTTTGGCGGTGACCCGATGACCTGGTTGACCCGGACGCCGCTCGTGGTTGTGAACGCTCACGCCGCGATGCTCGACCGGCTCATGGCCGAGGAAGCGCTCCTCGGGAGCACCATCACCGCGGTCGGCACACGCACGCTCAAGCGCGAAAAGTCGCGCGCTCACCTGCTCCGCTGGGAGCGCATGGCGCGGCCGCGGCAGCAGCGAGCCTCGCGGCCCGCGACACCAACCACGCTCCAGGCCCTCGGCATCGGTCAGAGAGCAGCGAGGCGAAACGATGGCTGAGAAGATCGGAAAGGCCGTACTCGAGATCTCGATCGACGACAAGCAGTACAAGTTTTCCCTCGATCAGGCGGAGAAGGGTGCCCGACGGCTCGGGGACGAGGTCAAGGGAATCGGCACCAAGCTGAACCTGCTCGTCTTCAAGGAATACGGCGAGATGGCCGTCAAGGCCATCGGCGCGGTGATCAGCAAGGTCGCGGAGCTCGGGGCGCACGGCGCCGACGTGGCGGACGTCAAGGGCTCGTTCGAAGGCTTGGCGAAGGGCGTCGGCGAAACGGCCGCGGCGATGCTCGGGGCGCTCCGTCAGGGCACGCAGGGGACGGTCTCCGACTTCGAGCTGATGCAGACGGCCAACAAGGCCCTCGGCGCCGGGCTGAAGCTCAGCGCGGCAGACATGGGCACGCTGGCCGCCGGCGCGAAGATGCTGGGCGATCGAACTGGACGCGACGCCAAGGACGCCTTCGACGCGCTCACCAAGGCGATGATCACCGGCCGGACGAAAGGCCTCGCCGACTTCGGCTTCGCCGCCAAGGACGGGACATCGGTGCTCGGCCAGCTGAAGGACCAACTGCAGCAGACCGGCGGCCCCAGCATGGATTTCGCGGACCACATCGCCGCGATGAAGACCAGCTTCGCCAACTTCACCGATGAGGTCTCAGTCGGGATCGCCCAATCTCCGGTACTCCAGGCGGCCATGCAGAAAGCGGGGCTCGCCCTTGAGTCCGCGTTCGGACCTAAGGCCGGCGGCCTGGTGGGCGCGATCGTGAAGACGATCGAGGGTCTGGCCATCGGACTCACCTACGTCGGCCAAGGCGGGCTGATCGCTGGCCAAGTGATCCTGACCGCGTTCAACGCTGCGAAGACGATCATCGGCGGCGTGCTCACCGCCGTCGTGGGGGTCGGCACCGGATTCGTCGGTCTGGTCGCTGGTCTGGGTTCGATGGCGACGGAGATCCCCCTCCTCGGCGACAAGCTGAAGGGCTTCGCTGCGGGTGCCGAATCCGCACGGATCTACATGGCGGAGCTGACGAAGGCCGTCGCGGCCGAGACCGCATCGGCTGCGTCGGCCACCATGGGGCACTCGGAAGCGACTGCGACCCTGGACAGGATGTCCGGCTCCCTCGTGCTCCTGCGCGACGCGATGACGTCGGCGAGCGCTACCACCATCGCAGCCACCGCCGCGGAGACGATGGCGATCAATACGCACGCCACCGCTTTCCAGCTCGCCAATCAGAGGATGTTCCTGAGCAAGCAGGAGCTCGCCACCGCTTTCCAGGCGTTCGCAGCGCAAGAGCTCCTCCTGCAGCAGACCGCAGACGCCGCGATGCTTGCCGCCCTGCAGCAGTCGTTGGCAGCCAAGGCGGCTGCACGTGGCGCCTACGAAGTCGCGACGATGACGATGGCCTCACAGGCGGGGTTCGCGCTGCGTGCTGAGCTCGAGGCAACGGCCCAGAAGGCGGTCGAGACCTACAACCGGATGAAGGCCTCCGGGCTCTACACCGCGGCCACGCTGAAGGCCGCGTGGGAGGCGGCCGAGAAGGCCAAACAGGCCGCGAAGCAGGAGACGGTCGAGTACGAGATGGACCAGAACCAGGCCCTGCTCGCCGGCACGACGCAGATCCTCGGCGTGCTCGGCCAGAAGTACAAGGCGGCGGCGATCGCCGGGGCCATCATCTCGACCTATCAGGCGGTGGCGAAGGCGCTCTCCTCGGCGCCGTGGCCGGCCAACCTCGTGCTGGCCGCCGGCGCGCTCGCCGCGGGCATGGCCAACGTGGCGAAGATCCGCTCGAGCAAGGAGGGCTACGCCGAGGGCACCCCGAACTTCGACTTCTCGAACTTCGGGGCGGTGACCAGCACGAACCTCCACGGGAAAGAGGCGGTAATCCCGCAGGGCGGCGGCCATCAGTTGGCCGGAGAGATCGCGGACGCCATGCCGGGCGGCGGCGGCGCTGACCTGGACCGCCTCGCTGACCGGATCATCGCGGCGCCGATCCAGCCCGTCGCGGCCGAGATTTCGCTCGACGGCCGCAAGGTCGGGGATGTCCTCCTGCGCCTGTCCCGCACGGGCGCCGTGCGCCTTCACGTCAATGGGCTGGTGACCGGCTGATGCTCGCCTCTCGGATGTTGTGGCAGAACTTCGTGACCCTTGCGGCCGCTACGCTCGGTGCGTCGTCCGCAAGCCCGGCGTTCCCGGTGCGCAGGTTTCGGGATCCACTCCGCTCGAACAGGTGGCGATCGGCGACCGGCTGGACGGTGGTCGCGGGGTGGAACGACAAGATCGACTTCAACCGCGGGGGCGTGAAGGTCGCGACAATCGCTCCCGGGACCTACGCGACCGGGGCGCTCCTGGCTACTGCGGTCGTGGCCGCGCTCGAGGCCGCTGACGCCACGCCGGTCTGGGCCTGCGCCTACAGTCCCTCGACCTTCAAGTTCACCCTCTCGGGCGACCTCGCCTTCACCCTCCTCTGGTCGACGGGAGCGAACTCGGATACGTCGGTGGGGCTCGACCTCGGGTTCGACGTGGCTGCGGACAGCGCGAGCGCGCTGACCCACACGGGAGCCGACGCCGTCTACCAATCGCGGCACTACCTGACGTTCGATTTCGGATCGATCCAGGACGTGCAGGAGGTGATCGTCTTCGACCACAACTCCGTGTCCGGCGGAACGTGGACCGCGCAGGCCGCGACGTTGGCTGCCGACGTGCTCCTCGCCCCGGACTTCTCGCGGGCCCTGGACAACCTCGAGAACGTCGAGGAGGTGCGCGCGGCCGTGTTCGCCGCGGCCGAGACGTATCGGTACTGGGCCCTCGTGATCGACGATCGCGCGAACGCGGACGGCTTCGTCGAGGCCGGGATCGCCTACGCCGGGTACTGGCTCACCCTGGACCTTCCGGCTCCGGGCCTGACCCGCGACCCGGTGGACTACTCCGGCGCGGCGTTCGCCGATCAGGGCGCGCAGTCGCAGAACAGGAAGCAGTCGACGAGTCGGTGGGGCTACAAGTTCGAGGTGCTCTCCGAATCCCAGGTCGACGAGCTGCACGCGGCGGCCCGGGAACTGCTCACGGGCGGGGCGTTCTTCTTCGTCCGCGACCCCGAGGAGGACGCGGGCGCGGTGAAGTACGTGTTCCTGCCCGGGCTACCCCGGATTCGGCACACCGCGGCGGACAAGTGGGAAGCCGACGTCGACCTTCAGGAGTGCCTCGGGTGATCCAGGAGCCGCGGTCTGGGCATGGCAGGCTCGGACTCTCGGCCTCGCTCCGGCCCTACGCGGAGTTCATCGAGGAATCCGCCGGGGAGAACCTGACGCTCGCGCAGGTCCGTGGAGGCCGGCAGGTGGCGACTTGGTCGCTCTCTGCCGGAGCGATGTACGTCAGCGCCTTCGGCTTCATCTTCAACAGGATCTCACGCGACGTCGTCGGCATCCGGACCGCGATCGACACCGGCGCCGGGCTGGTGCGCGTCGACACGGTGGCCGAATGCCTCGCGACGGCCGGCACCTACTTCTACGACCCCGACATCGCGAGCCTGGGGACCTGGGACGACGGCGGCTTCTGGGACGACGGCGGCTTCTGGGACGACACCGGGCTCCTGTACGTCCACCTCGAGGACGGATCCGACCCGAACGCGACGACAGTGATCGCGGAAATGGGGTTCTACTTCGCGACGCGCGGCCAGGTACACCCCGATCTGTCGGAGGACAGGCTCGGCGGAATCGGCGGGTTCGAGACGTGGGCTGCCGGCCTCCCGCTGGGCTGGCTCGCGGCCTCCTCGTCATGGTCCGTGGTGCAGGACACGGAGGACTACCGCGCTGACCTCAGCGCGCTCCGTCTCGAGGCCGCCGGCGCCGGATCGGCGTCGGTGTACGCGGACGCGTGGCCACTCCTCGCCGGCGCCATCTACCGCCTCTGCGGCGAGTACAAGACGACCGGCGACGCCGTCGCCGCCTTCGCCGTGTCCGATGACGGCGCGGACACGAACGTCGTCCAACAGGACGGCAGAACCTACGCGGCCACGGCGGTATTGCTCCCCGCGACGGCTGGAGAGTGGCGACGGTTCACGTTCGACTTCGTAGCGCGCGGGGCCTCCCGTCTCCGACTCGGGGGATCCGGTGCGGCTGGTGCAGTGCGGTTCGACAAGGTGGAGCTCCGGCGGGTGTGGCGCTACGAGACTTATGAGGCCCGCCTGGCTCGATCGTCGGTCCCCGCCGCCGACACCGGGTCGAACGACATCTTCTTCGGGGGGAAGCGGGTCGGCACGGGGTCGCTGTCGCTCCTCAACGCCGACGGCCTCATGGAGAAGCTGCTCGGCCAGGTGGACCTGGCCGGCCGGGAGGTCCGGACGTACTTCGGAGGCGTGTTCCGCGATGGCCAGCGGATCCTCTTCGACGACTTCCGCCGTGGCTTCACCGGCCTCGTGCAGGATTCGGAGTCCGACGACGAGCACGTCGAGCTTCGGCTCCAGGACGCCCGGGTCCTGTTCGACGTGACCCTCCCCCCGAAGACCTACGATGAGACCGAGTTCCCGGAGATGGATCAGCGGATCCTGGGCCTGTACCGTCCGCTTTGGTTCGGCGCGAAGGGCAACATCAGGCCCGCCAGAATCGCGCGCACTGCGGACGGCTACGGGGTGTACGAGCTCGCGGACGCGAGCGGGGCGCCGAACGGGATCAAGCAGGTCGACGACGTCCACTTCTACGAGAGCGAGGAGGCGGCCGCGGCACAGGACTTCACCCGGGTCATCTCGAACAACGCGAGCGGGTCACACGGGGAGGAGATCCCGAACTTCGTCTCGTCGCCCGGAGGGGTGGACGTCGGGTTCGACGTGACGGCCAACGTGACCGTCGCGGGTCGCAATAACGTCTACAAGTCGGCCGGCGGGACCGCATGGAACGCGGGCGCGTACAGCACGAGCCGGACCGTGCTGGGGGGCGCGAACCACTACATCGAGGCGACGATCGGTGGCGCCGCCGCGGACGCGAGCTGCCGAGGGGCGGTGGGATACCGGTCCTCGCTGACCACCCCGTACGACCCGGCGACGTCCGCCTACGCGATCGAGATCAGCGGAATCGGAGCCGGCTTCTACCACGTCTGGGTCAACGGCGTCGACATCCTCACCACGACCGCGCGCGCGACGCGTGGCGACCGCGTGCGGGTGCAGATGCTCGACGGCGTCGTCACCTTCTGGGTCAACAGGCAACTCGTGTACACGTCCGACGTCGCGCCGGGCGACGCGACGACCTACTACGTTTCGGTGATGCTGAACCTCGGCTCGACGTCGTGGAACGGGGTGCAGCTGTACCGGCAGACCGACCTCCGCTACTCCGTCGACCTGGCGCTCGCGCGCGTGACGGTCCTCGAGGATCCGGGGCCCTACCCTGTCACCGAGAACGAGAACGACCTGACCTTCTCGCACGCCGGCGCGAACGAGTGCAACGCCCACGTCCCGGCGGGGCTCTACTCGGCCAACGACCTCGCGATGTGCGTCGGGGCTGCGATGGCCGCGAGCGACGTCACGGCCTCGCACTCACCGTGGACTATCAAGGGTACCTACGGCCAGTCCACCCACCTCGTCACGCTCGAGCAGACCGGCACGACCATCATCATCGAGTCTGGAACCGGCACGAATCGCGGGCTCTACAAGGTGCTCGGGTTCACCGGCGGGAATCGCCCGGCGGCCCTGAGCCACGTCAGCGACGTCCCGATGTTCACCGACCCAGACAAGCAGCACCACGTCCGGGTATACGGGGTCGGGTTCAAGGACGACGCGCTGGGCACGTACACCGGCACGCCGGCGGCGCCCATCGAGGCGGGGGCCGACATCCTTCGCTCTCTCGCCACGCTGTACATGCCGCCGGTGACGATCGACGAGACCAGCTTCCAGTTTGCGAGGGCGAGGGCGCCTGAAGCCCTCGGGGTCTACCTCGACAAGCCGACCCCGACGAAGACGATCCTCGACACCCTCGAGTACTCGAACATCGCCAACATCGTGCTCGACGGCGAGGGCCGCCTCTTCTATCTCGTCTACGTGGGGGACGTGCCGGCCGGCATCACCGACTTCTTCGATCGAGACTTCCTTTCCTTCAGCGTCGATTCCGGGGTCACCGACGTCTACGCCAGCGTGAAGGTGCTGTACAACCAGGACCCGCCCTCCGGTGAGTACCTGATCCGGTCGGCGTCCAACGCGGCGACGCCGCTGCGCTTCAACCGGCCGAACGCCCGGGAGTTCGTGACCTACCTACTGAACGACAGCAACGTGCAGTCTTACGTCACGCGCATTCTCTCGCTCGCGTCCTCTCCCGCCAGGAAGATGAAGTTCGCGGCCAAGGGGAAGCTTGTCGACAAGAAGGTCGGGGACAAGGTCCGGCTCACCCGGCAGCGGGCGCTCGACCCGACAGGCAAGCTCTCGGCGCGCGTCGTCCGGATCGTCTCGATCAGCCAGAACTACCAGGAGCGGGTGGCCACCGCGGAGGCCGTGGACGACGTGGTCACCGTCGCCGGCTACGCGTGCGTCAGCACCTGTCAGGCGACGTGCGAATCGAGCTGCCAGGACGGGTGCGAGACCGGCTGCCAGACGACGTGCGAGAGCGCTTGCCAGGGCGGGTGCCAGGGCGGGTGCGAAGGCGCCTGCCAGGCGGGCGTCTGCCAGACCAACTGCCAGATCGCGGGCCAGGCGTGCGCCGTTGGATGCGAGGTCGCGTGTCAGACCGCGTGCCAGACCGCGTGCCAGACCGGGTGCCAGGTGTCATGTCAGGCGACCTGCGAGAAGGCGTGTCAGACCACCTGCGAGACCGGGTGCGAGACCACCTGCGAGAAGAACTGCCAGGCCACGTGCGAGACCACTTGCCAGACGGATTGCCAGGCCGACTGCCAGACCGCGTTCCAGCAGAAGGATCTGCAGGCATGAACACCCTCTGGCTCGTTCTGAGGCGTGACTGCAACCTTGCATGTAGCTATTGCTACCAGACCGACGCGAACCCCGGCTCGCACTTGCGGATCGTTCCAGGCCTTCGCCGCGCGATGGGTCGCGATGTCTGGGAGCCCGGGGCCAGGTGGGCAGCGACATGGCCGCACGCGAAGGCGCCGCTGCGCGTGAATCTGTACGGCGGGGAGCCGCTCGTCGCGATGGCCGAGATCCGCGAGCTCGTGCCGTTCTGGAACCTGCTCTTCATGCGGGAGCACGGCCGTGAAATCAGGTGGTCGATCACCACGAACGGGACGCTGCTCGCGCCGCCCGTGCGGGAGTTCCTGGACCGCTACGGCGTGAGCGTCCTGCTGTCCCTGGACGGCCCGAAGCGTCACCACGACCGGACCCGCGTGCGCCACGACGGTCGGGGGACGTGGGACCTCATCCGGCCGGAGGAGCTGGTGCGGTGGCGTCCGGACCTCGAGGTGGCGTGGCAGCTCGACCCTTCCCGGCCGGTGAGCCCCGAGGACCTCGACGAGCTGCGCGCGGTGGGCTTCAGGAACGTCAACTTCAACATCAACTGGCTGGTCGAGTGGGACGCGGAGGCGCGGTCCTGGCTGACGCGTTTCTTCCGACATGCTGGCCGCCTCGCGATGAGGGGCGAGATCTCCACGAACTGGCTCTCGAGGCACGACCGGGCGATGACTGTGGACGCGAAGATGGAGCAGCCGTGCGGCACGGGCACCGGGATGCTCGCGCTCACGCCCGAGGGGTGGCTCTACCCGAGTCAGGAGATGGCTTTCACCGTCTTCGATCCGTCGAGGGCGGCCGGCACCGCGGAATACTACCGAGTCGGCGACGTCCGAGCAGATCCCGTGATCGATCGCCCGGCCCTCACGCGGGTGAGTGGAATCAAAGTCGCCGACATGCGTGTCACCGCGAAGGGCTACGCCTGCGGCGACTGCGTGGCGAAGGCGGATTGCATCGGGGGGTGCCACTGCCGCTACGTCGGCCAGCACGTGGACGATCCCGCGTACCGGTACGACGTGCCGGCGGGCTACTGTCAGTCGAACGTGGCCGCTCACACGGGGCTCCTCCAGGCCGCGGCGGTGGAGCGGAGGGTGAGGCCGGTCGAATGGATGAAGGTGAAGTTCGAGCGCGAGGCGCGCACGCCCGGCCCGGTGGCCGGCTGGGGAAAGTAGAGGAATCGAATGGCGCTCTGGGATTCGAGTAAGCCGGCGCAAAGCGCGCCGAGGCTATCGGCGGACCTCCGGCAGAACTGGGGCTCGATCGAGACGGCGATCGCGAACAACCTGGCCAAGAACGGGCTGTTCACGGACTGGGGGCTGGCCACGATCCCGGACCACTGGACGAAAGCCGGGACGGGTGCGGCGGTGGCCGAGGTCGCGGCGATAGGCCTCAACGGATCCGCCGCGCGGCTGACGTACGGATCGGCCCTCGCCTACCTCGAGCAGGAAAGATACGCTTCCCTTCCGGCGTACTTCCTTGGGAAGGACTTCGCGCTGGCTGCGCTGGTGAAGACGTCCTCGATATCTGCGCGCCTCTACCTGGACGACGGGAACAGCAAGACGTACTCCGCAATGCATCCTGGCGACAACGTGGCCCGATGGCTCACGGTACCGAAGGTGCTGCACGCGTCCCTCGCGACCAGGCTGGCGTACGGCCTCGAGCTCGTCGGCGGGGCCGCAGACCTTCAGGGAGTGATGCTCGTCCCGGGCGCGATCCCGCCGATGCAGTTTGCTCCGTCCGTCCCGCTCGACACGGCGGGTGGGCTTATCCTGCCCCCCACGGAAGCCTTTTACCAGGACAACGCGGACTCGACAAAGACGACGGCAGACGAGGACTTCTACTCCTTCGTCATCCCCGGCGGCACCCTAAAGGTCAATGATCTCCTGGAGCTCCTGTGCTTCGCCGATCAGAACAACACGACGGCGGCGAACACGTACATCACGGTCGTATTTGATGGGACTTTCCTGGTCTTCACCGCAGCCGGGTCCGGGGCTACCACCCGAAAGCTCCTCCATGCTTTTGTCGCGATCACGGGTGCCGCTGCACAGACCCTTTGGGGATCTCAGATTCATCACGCTGCGGGAGGGGGGACGGGAGTCCCGTACCCCAACTTCACCCCCACTGCGGGTGATATCACGGGTG